GTCATGATTCCGCCTTCCGCATACCAATCGGTAGTGATCTTTGGTGCACTTGGTGGATTCAGGCTGAAACTTCCATCAATCTTAATATGTGGCAGTTTGATTTTTGGTGTCGGTAAATCAATTCCGAAAAGACTTTTTATCTTTTCAATTGCATTACTTACCTTTTCTTGTATAGCATCCATCTTCTCATTGAACTTATCTTTCACGCTGTTCATTTTGTCATTTACCGTGGATAATATACCAGTAAGTCCGTCCATGAATTTCTGTTTCAACTGATCTACAGAAATATCAATGCCAACTGCCTGAAGTGCCCCACAGATAACACCTAAAAATCCTTCTGCGAACCCACCTGCAAATGCTAAAATCGCATCGAAACAATTTCCAAAAAAATTTTCCAGATCCTGCAACGCTGCATCTGCAAACTCACATGCCCCGGTAAAATCCCCGGTAAATAAAGCAACAAACATATTGATTATATTTGTTGCAAATGAAATAAGATCCGAAAGGGCATTCGTCAGTGGTGTCAGGGCTGCAATCATCCCTTGTATTCCTGCCACAAACTGTGCAACAAAAAATGTACCGACAACACCTGCGATCAATGCAATAATCTCCAGTATAGGCTTTGCTGCCTCATAAAGTTCCATAAATTTCTGACCGACATTTTGTAGTGCTGGCTGTAATGTTTCCCATGCCTGTGT